TTGTGCGATGCGAGGACCAGGACGGGCCGGCATCGCACAAGGTAGGGCACCCAAGGAAGTCCACGTCATCCCTCCCCAGGTGCTGGGTGACGCACAGATTCCAGAAGCCATCCAGGTTGCCGCAGAAGGCAAGCAGGCCGAGGCTGCGGCCGACCTGGAGCGTAAGACCGGGTTCATAGACAAGGCCCGTGCTGCCTGGTTGCAGAACACTGTCCTCGGCTCCCTTACCAAGTGGTCTAACCGACCTGACTACGAACCCCAGCAGGGTTTCTCGGTGGGGTGGGACAAGGCCCAGAAGGTCGACGGCCTCGGTGCCCTGTCTGAGGGAGAGGTCGAGTTCCTTTCCGAAGCCACGAGCCCGGAGCACCAATCGCGAATCACTTGGGAAATCAAGGAGAACCGCGCAGATCAGGCCACGATCAACCGCAGCGGCACCGGTGTTGGCATCGCTGCCACCCTGTTTGCCGGCCTCCCTGAAGGCTACCTGAGCGGCATGGGAGCATCCCGTCTGATGGCCCTCACCCGTGTGGGCTCGGCGCGACTGGCCGCCCAGGGTCTGCACGGTCAGGCCGTGGCCTCCCTGGCAGCTGAGAACGTTGGCGCAAACATGGCGCTGACCGCAGTACAGGACAAGTTCGACCCCTACGTCAGCACCACGGACTACGGCATGGCCTTCGCAACGGGCTGGCTCGGTGTCGGCCTGGGGCTCCCTGGTGTGTTCAGCAAGGAAGCCAAGGCTATGGCCAAGGTTGCCACGAAGATGCAGGATGCTGCTGCTGGGCAGGCCCTGGACTTCCGTGAGCAGGCCCTGAAGAACCTGGGCGCTGACGCCAAGCCGGAAGCCCTGCAAGCCGAGGTATCCCGCCTGGAGGCTAACTCCCTCCGCCAGACGTTGAGCGCCGGGCAAGGTGAGATTCCCGCTAACCGTAAGCTGATGGAGGACGTGGGTGTAGAAACGGAGCGCCTGGAGAAGGACGCCTCGACCTTGGCCCCTGTTGATAAGAAGGCTACGGAATCCAGCGTTACGGTCAAAACCCAAACAGGCACCGTAGAAGAGCGACTGCACGCGGCCGGTATCACTGAGCCCCTGGATACCCGCTCTGGTTCTGCTATCCTGGACACTATCAAGGTAGGTGGGGATAAGCTGGCAGCTACACTGGCTGCCCGCCTTAGCGAACACCTGGGCGCCCACGACATCCCTGTCCACTACATCCCCGATGAGCTGCGCTCTAAGGTAGCACCGGACGGCAGCGAGAACTGGCGGGGTGTGTACCTGTCCCACTCGAATGAGATTGCCTTATCGGCGACTCACGCCAAGGACCCTTACCTTGCGCTGCATGAGATTAGCCATGCCCTCTCCGTTACCCGGCTGCACGCAGGTAAGGTGGGCGCTGACGTCAAGTTGCAGGGCCTCTACAACGAAATCGAGAGCATGCGTAAGGTGGCCCAAGAGGCCTACTACAAGGCTGTCGGTGATGGGGAGTTGGCAGACCTTGACGGGAAGGCGGCCTACTACTTCAAGAATGAGAAGGAGTTCCTGGCAGGTCTGTACTCAGGCAACTCAGCGTTCAATGCCCTGATGAAGCGGACCAAGGTACCAGGTCAGCCTAAGACGCTCTACTCGAAGTTTGTGGAGGCAGTCACCGGGCTGCTTGGTATCAAGGGGGAAGAGTTGGATATGTTCACGCACATGCTGAACAAGTCCGACGAGTTGATGAGCCAGTCCCTGCAAGTCAACCGGGTTAGCCCGGAAGGCGTCAGTGTGGCTAGCTTCGACCCTAGCACCATGATCCAAGACCCGGTAGCTATCAAGCACGGGCTGGACCTGCTGCCGATGGAGACCCCGACCCAGCAGGCCGAGGCCAAGGCCATGATTGCGCTGTACCGCCGTGCTGATGAGGCAGGCTACAAGGCTGATCCGGCCCGTCTGTCGCGGCTGATGGAGACCGCACCCTTCCAAGGGGCGCAGTCCACCGCCAACACCTTGGCCCGTAGTGAGAACCCCGTGGCCCGCATGATTGCGGCGGAGCTGCTGGAGAACCCGAGCGGTTCACAGGGGCGGCGCAGTACCGCAGCCCTCGCCAAGTTCCTGAACGAGAAGCAGTACCTGGGCAACACTCTCAATGAGGTGCAGGCTTGGTACAAGCAGTTCCGTCTGGACACTGGCGGCACCGTCTGGGAGGACATGCTCGGGGGCAAGCAGTGGGAGCAGTTCAACCGGCTCATCTCTGAGGAGATCGAAGCTCGTCGTGCGGGTGTCGACCTCGGCAGTCACAACTCGGTCGTTAAGGCGGCAGACGCGTTTGAGCAGGCCTACGAGCGGTTGCGTACCGCTCAGGTGGACGCTAAGACCATTGGGTGGGGTGCCCTGCCGGAGAATAGCCGTGGCTACATGCCACACCGCATGGACCCCAGCAAGGTCATCAGCATGACCAACGAGCAGGCTCGTGCTGTGCACCAAGCCCTTACGGATCAGTTCGTGAGCATCAGTGGCTTTGACTTGTCCTTCTCGGACAGGCTGGCATCCCGCTACCTGGACCTTGTCCGCAAGCGTGCCACTGGCGCCTACAGCCCACCGATGGGTATCCACCAAGTGGGTGCCGCTGAGATGGTGGAGGACGCCCTGGAGCAAATGGGCATGACCCGTCCTGACATCATCGCCATGATGAAGAAGTACCAAGCTGGGGCTGCGGGCCATACCAAGAAGCGCCTGAACCTGGACCTCAGTCAAGAGTACCCCATGGCTGACGGTAGCACATTCAAGTTGATGGACCTGATGGACACCAACCAGTTCAACCTGTTGCGCAACCAAGCGCGTCGGGTTAGCGGTGAGGTGGCCCTGGCACGTCATGGGGTGATGGGTAAGCCGGGGCTCAAGTTGCTTCGTCGGGCCCTCGACTTCGGGGCAGACGGTCAACGGGCCACGCCTCGGGAGCTGGAGGCATTCGACCAAGTGGCATCCGAGTTTCTGGGTGACTCCTTCGGGACGAACTCCCGGAACATCGACAGACTGATGCAGTTCAACTCCCTGGCCCGTCTGGGTGGTATGGGCTTCACTCAGTTGGCCGAGGGCATCAACGGCATCTTCCATCTGGGGGTAGCCAAGAGCTTTGCCAGCATACCCGACATGGCCCGGCTGCGCTCGGAGATTAAGGCCCTAGCCCGAGGTGAGAAGGTGGATAACCCGATCATCGGAAGCCTGGAGCAGTACCGTGGGGTTGAGTTCGGGACGGAGGCCTACAAGCACGTCTTCCCGTTTGACAGCACGGCGGCGACTCCGACTTACGGGCATGAGACCTTGACCTTCGGGGATAGGCTCCTGCGTGGCGGCGGGTTTGTCCAAGGTAAGCTCAGCATGTGGCGTACCATCCACTCCGTGCAGCAGCGCGGGATGGCAGAGCAGATCGTCACCAAGGCGGCCGAGTACATCCATGCCGGTAAGGAAGACGTGGCCCTGAAGGACATGGGCATCAGCCCGGAACTGTCCGAGAAGATCAGGCAGGCCGGTGCGGTGGGTCATGACGGCACCAAGGTGACCGGCTTCGACGTGTCCAAACTCGACCCGGAGTCGGCCGAGGAGTTCGTACAGGCGGTGCACCGGGGCGTGTCCCAGATCATCCAGGGTACCTACATCGGCGAGACCGGTAAGTGGGCACACGACGGCTTCATGCGGCTGCTGTCCCAGTTCCGCACGTTCAGCCTGACCTCTGTTGAGAAGCAGTGGGCCCGGCAAGTGGGTAACGTTGGAACGTATCAGGCCCTCGGGTTTGTCATCGCTAGCATGTCTGTCGCGGCACCCATCTACATGGCCCGCACCTACCTGCAAAGCATCGGCAGGCCCGATCAAGAGAAGTACCTGGACGATCATCTGGCCTTCGACAAGATCGCTAGAGCCACCCTGAACTACATCGCTATGTCTGGCCTGTCGGGAGACGCGCTTGACGTACTGTCCGCAGTCACTGGAGTTGGTACCCCTACGGGGGGCCGACAAGGTGCGGGTGGGCAGAGCTTCGTGGGTAACGTAGTGGCCCCTGCTGCCGGCGTAGCTGACGACCTGTACAAGGCCGTGCAGAACACGAAGGAAGGCACGGACCCGCACGCGCTCGTGAAGAATATGCCCTTCAGTCGAATCCCTTATCTGATCCCTGCGCTACAGTCGCTCGGTAACTGATCTGGTACCGCAATAGAACATGGTCCCGGCCCCGCGCCGGGATTCTTTCGGAGAATAGAAATGCTCCCTGGATATGGAGACAGCTTCACCGTATGGTGTTCCCCTACTCCGGGGACTGTACTGTGGCCCTTCAAGTTCAAAGACGGATACATAGACCGGTCCTACGTCCGCATGCGGTACCAAGACCAAGACGGTGTATGGAACGAAGTCAAGTTGAACCCCAAGACCTCCTTCGAGAACGAGTTCACCCTCAAGGTGGAACCGGCTATCCCGCCCTGCCTCATGGTTGAGGTGTTTAGGGATACGGAGAAGAGTAAGCCTATCGTGGTGTATAACAACGGTGGGATGCTTCTTGCAGACGAATCGCGCAACGCTGCCGCTAGGCAGTCCCTACACGTCTTTGCAGAGATTAAGGAATACTCCAATCGCTCCGACCTGGAGTGCTTGTGTGAATGCGTGGAGGCTGGTACATGATTGTTGAGAACAAGCTGACCAGCTATCTATTCACGGACGTGCCTCCGGTGGCACCCTCCACATGGGACCTGGACCCCTTCATCCCTGAAGGTACGGGTCTTCTGGAGTACACCCAGTATCGGTACCGCATTCCCAATCAATTCTGGACCCCGTGGTACCCGATCACGGCGTTCAATGACGGCATAGCTACGGCCCCTGTACCCAATGGTGCAGAGTCTGTGGAGTTCCGTCGCAAGACCCCGAGGTACTCGCTAGTCCGAGACCCGCAGGCTCCGACCAGTCGCGTGGCTCAGCCTGACCTTCAGCTTACGGCTGACCAGGGCATGTTTGTGGCTATCGAATGGGCAGCAGAGTACGGCGTAGACGCCCACCTCCAGCTTGTGTCTGGTGAACCACCCCTGTCCATCGGCGACATGATGTTCACCCAGCTCCACTACGGCCCGGATACGGACTACACCCAGAAGGTGTGGAACTTCCGGTTTGCTGGGGGTTACCGTGAGCCCGAGGACGTGCGAGTACAAATCAAGGTAGCCGGTGTGTGGCAAGCGCTCACCATCGATTACAGTGAGTACGACCACCTGAACCCGAGTGGGGCCCAGTACAAGCTACAGGACCCCTTCCAGTTGTACCTGGACTTCGGTGAGCTGGCTGCTCAGATAGAGGGCATGGTCATCTACCGGCGCACTCCGAGAGAGTTCCCGATCCCCACACCTAGCCATCGATCCCAAATCACGGCAGAGGGTATGACCCCGACCGCTACCCAGGCGTACTTCGTGGCGCTGGAAGTTGGGGAAGAGGTTACCAAGAATGTCCCGCACTGCGAGTGCTTGACGGTCTTCACCTCTGAGCCTTACAAGGCAGTGGGTTTGGTAGAGAAACTCCGCCCAGTGGCTGACCTCAACGCGGGTGCCTTGGCGCTAGCACCTAGGTGGACTGATCCTATGACGGTCGGCGCCTCTATTATGTCAGGCGAACTCCGCCTTATCCTCCAGGCGTACACCACGGGTAACCCCGAGCTGCTTAGGCCGGAGGTAGCTATCCTGAGTGGTATCCTAAAGGTCGTCCTGTTGCAGTACGTATCACCCCCTGAGAAGTTCCAGGTAGGTGTGGGTATTCAATCAGGCACCTTAGTGGTCATTCTGGTCCCCTACAACAATGCCGTACCTGAGAAGATTCAGGTTGGTGTAGCAATTCAAGGTGGCACACTTGTTTAGTGTAGAAATGGGCGTGCGCGGCGAGTACCGCATGGTGGCACGCAAGAAGGGTAAGGTAGTCCGGGACACGGGCTGGTTCCCCAACCTAATCACCAACCAAGGCATGGATGATCTCGGTAACGGGGTCAACACCTTCAACGCTGTCTGTGTGGGGGAGGGGAGCACCCCTCCGGCTAACACCGACACCACCTTGGTTACCTACCACCAGAGTCAGACGAGTGCTTTCAGCAACTCGGTGACCAACGGGGGTTCCCCGGACTACGAGAACCGTCTGCATAAGACGTGGAGGTTCCCGGTCCAGGCGGTTAACAAGAACTACGCAGAGGTGGGTGTGGGCCCCAACGGGTCCGGGACCAATCTCGCTAGCCGGGCTCTCATCGTGGACGTTGGTGGCACCCCCACTACCTTCACAGTTCTAGTGGGTGAGCAGCTGGAGGTCACGTACCGCCTCTGGATTTACCCCAAGGTCTCGGACAGCACCTCCAATGTGACCATCTCGGGTACCAACTACACCTTCACGTATCGTGGTAGGTCGGTTAACTCGGTGGGTAACCTCGACAATACCTTTGGCTTTACCTTTGGGTGGAACAACGCCTACGGGTACGGCCGCTGCACCAATGGCACTATCAGCGCCAATACAGGAAGTGGTCCGTCTGGTACCGGTGACAGCCCTGACAGCTACACAGTCGCAGCCTACACCAACGGTAATTACTACCGCGATGTGACCCATAGGTACAGCACGTCTGTGGGTAACTTGGCAGGTGGCATCACTGCGTTTGAGGTCTACTTCTGTAGCACAGGGGGTGGCTTCCTCCTGCCCATACAGATCGGCGTGTCCCCTGCGATTCCGAAGGACAACACCAAGGTGCTGACCCTCGTGGTTCGCTACTCCTGGGTTCGCATCTAATGCTGCCGGGACTGGGGCGTCTGTCCTCGGTTCCGGTAGAGGCTGAGTTCCTGGCACCCAGGGACCGGCCCTACGAGAACCTCGTCAGCTACGAATTCGGCGGGCCTGACCTTAATACCCCGGCCCAGTCGCGGACTGTCAAAATCTGGGTGGCCTACTACGACGTTGACACGATCAAGGTAGGTCCTGAGGATGGGTCGCTGCCTCCGGTAGCCGTCTACACGGACCCCAACATCACGCAGCTGAGTCTGGCATTCGACCAGAACATGCGGGCCACCCTGTGCTTTGTATCAGGCGGGGTCTTGAAGTTGAGGTGGTTCGATACCATTGCCAACGCTATGGTCGTCACGTCCTTCCCAGGTGCAGACCGAGGGCAGGTGACCTGTGACGACAAGCGGGATACGGAGGCCAGCGTCTCCGACATCATCTTCGTCTACACGCAAGACAATGCCCTGTACTACAGGCAGCAACGCGATCGGTACTCTGTTGAGTATCTCCTTGCTCCCTTCGTGAAGGGTAAGGTCCTCCGTATCGGTATGTCCGTAAAGAACCGCCTCCAAATAGAGGTGGGAGAAAGAGAAACGTAATGAAAGAGCATGCCATTGAGGTAGCCAAGATCACGCCGCCTGCCTCGGTGGCGTTGATGACCATGCAAGAGTGGTCGATCCTGGTCGTAATCATCTACACCTTGATCCTCATCTTCGACAAGTTCTTCCCCGGAGTCCTCCCCAAAGCGGGGCAGTGGGCCTGGGGACTCATTAAGGGAATCTTCCGTGGCAAAGGCCAGTGAAGCATCACTAGGTGACCTGCATGGTGCCATCGCCGAGGGCCTCACCGAGGTCATCGAGAACGGTGTCACCCTTGGTATCGGCGAGGATGGCAAGCCCATCAAGGCCACTGCCTCCCCTGCGTTCTTCGCAGCAGGTATCGCCTTCCTGAAGAACAACAACATCACCGCTGACCCGGGTACCAACGACAAGTTGAAGAACCTGCAAGACAAACTGCAAAACAAGCGGCAGGACAGCAAGAACCGACTCAACGCCTCGGACCTCAAGACCCTGGAGGAGTTGGGTGAGCGGGAGCTTCGTGACATGGGCTTGCCCCTGCAATGAAGGGCCTAGAGTCCGCCGAACTGGCTGACCAGCGGTGGGCTGAGCTAGGCCTCCTCCAGGAACATTACCGGCACTTCTCCATATTCCTCACGGATGTGATGGAACTCCTGGGCTTCACTGCCACGGAGATTCAGCAGGAGATTGGTGCCTTCATGGAGCATGGCCCCCAGTACATCATGGTCCAGGCCCAACGGGGTCAGGCCAAGACTACTGTGGCTGCTGCCTTTGCTGTGTGGTGTCTCATCCACAGTCCGGCACACCGTATCCTCATCATCTCGGCAGGTGGCACACAGGCCACTGAGATTGCTACCCTGATCGTTCGGATCATCGTTCAGATGGACGTGCTTGAGTGCATGCGCCCTGACAAGATGGCCGGCGACCGCACAGCCACCGACGCGTTTGACCTGCACCACAGCCTCAAGGGCCTGGACAAGTCCCCGTCCGTGGCATGCGTGGGTATCGACTCCAACCTGCAAGGTAAGCGGGCCGACCTGCTTATCGCGGACGACGTTGAGTCTTCCAAGAACTCGGCTACCCCGACCCAACGGGCAAAGCTGCTGCACCTGACCAAGGACTTCACGTCGATCAATTCGACGGGTCGTATCATCTGGCTGGGTACGCCGCAGACCCTGGACTCCATCTACAACTCCCTGGAAGCCCGGGGTGTGGTGATTAGAGTCTGGCCGGGCCGGTATCCGACTGACGAGCAACGCAAGTTCTACGGTGGCCGGCTGGCCCCTGGCATTATCCGGCGCCTGGATGCAAATCCGCGCCTGGGTACGGGTGGGGGTATCCTCGCCGACCAGGGCAAGCCGATTGACCCTGTCATCCTCGACGAGACCAAGTTACAAGCTAAGGAACTGGACCAGGGCACTGCCTACTTCCAGCTCCAGCACATGCTGAATACCACCCTGTCCGACGCGATGCGGTACCCACTGAAGCCTGAGCTTCTGGTAATGGTCCGCTCGCCCGGTACGAAGTGGCCCATCAGCGTGGTACGTGGTATGACCGAGGACAAGGTCAAGGTCACCGAGATTGCCGGTGCTGTCTACAAACTCATGGGCCCTCACGAGGTCAGCAGCGAGACTGCTACCCTCGAAGCCATCGTCGCCTACATAGACCCTGCCGCTGGCGGTGCGAATGGTGACGAGACGGCCTGGGCCATCGGTGGCTCTCTCAATGGGAACATCATCCTACTTTCCTGTGGCGGTATCCCTGGTGGGTACACCCTGGAGAAGATGACCTACCTCGCGGACAAAATGCAGTCCTGGGGTGTGGGTCGGGTGGTCATCGAAAAGAACATGGGTTACGGTGCCTTCGCTGCCGTGTGGACTCCCGTACTACGGAGCAAGCACGTCTGCGACATCGAAGAAGACTTGGTGTCGGGTCAGAAAGAAGCCCGGATCATCAACACCCTCTCGCCTGTCATGGGTAGGGGTGCGTTGATCGTCTCGGAGTCCGTGATTGAAGAGGACCGGGAGCACTGCCAGCGGTACACAGCCGCCCTAGCCCCGACCTACTCGCTGTTCAACCAGCTTGCCAAGATCACCCTACAGCGTGATGCCCTCGTCCATGACGACCGGGCGGACGCTCTGGAAGGTCTGGTACGCACCCTTCAACCTTCCCTCGCCAGGGACCAGGAACTTGGTCTCAAGAAGGCGCAGGACAAGGCCTACAAAGAAATGGTTGCCGACCCTTGTGGGTATCGGCGCTACGACGCTCCCCCTAACAAGGGTGTGTCAATGTTGCGGCACCGTAGAGGTCGCCGTTAAGGAACAAGCATGCGTGAATCCCAACTCCCCTCCCCCGGTCTGGTCTCGGCCTACGGTCCCCGTATCCGCCGCGACGTGGCGAACGCCATCAGCGGTCTTCAGATCGTGGCCGGCAAGTCCGGTGGCACTACCCGTCAGGCTAACACCCTGCACGCGTTCTTCACCGCTGCCGCTACCGCCGTCGCCTCCCTGCGTGACCTCGTGGTCCCCACCGTGTCGACCCGGGTCCGTACCGCCGTCAATACGGTGGTCCTGACCTTCAGCGAGGACATGGACTGGAACTACGTCCCCACCCTGGCCTCCCTGGTCTTCACTCCCGGCCGTACCGTCACGGCTGTGGCCTGGACAGGTCGCCGGCAGCTGACCATCACGGCCACTGGCGCTATCGCGGGTGACACCTTGGCCTACACCCAACCGGGTGCAGCCAACAATATCCGAGACCTCTCGGGTAACCTGCTGGCTAACTTCAGCGGCGCTGCGGTGGCGTAATGTCCGGGCCCGTTAAGCGGGCTGCCGCTGCCCTCGTCCTTACTGCGGCGGGGGTTGCGGGCATCAGCCTTCACGAGGGCCGGGTTCGTACCGCGTACCTTGACCCCGTCCAAGTATGGACCGTGTGCGATGGTCACACCCTCACCGCCAAGGAGTACATCGGTAAGAAGGTGGACAACGCCACTTGCGACCGGTTGCTTGAGGACGACACGGGTGAGGCCCAGGACACTGTCCGGGCCCTCGTCAAAGTACCGATCACCCAGGAGCAGTACAACGAGCTGGTGGACTTCACGTTCAACGTGGGTCGCCACAATCTCGCTAGCTCCACCCTCCTCCGTAAGATCAATGCCGGGGACTGCTGGGGTGCAGGTGCTGAGTTCTCGAAGTGGAACCGAGCAGGGGGTCAGGTCTTGCCTGGGCTGACTAGGCGCAGGGCTGACAACCGTCGTGGTTGGGAGTCCGGATGCTCACCACTCGGTACCTGAAATACTGGCACACCTACTTCAACCGCCTCCTATTCCAGGGAGAGTTGAGTAAGCCCACCCTGCCTGTAGGAAACTACCGAAAGGGGTGGGTTGGTGCGTGTGTAGTAGAACACGAGGACGACCCCGTACACATTCACATCTCGCCCAGCCTGTCTGCTAAGGATGCTAGGCGGGTGCTCCTGCATGAAATGGTTCACCAATGGCAGCACGAGAGTGGCCTGCCCATGAATCATGGTAGGAGCTACAAGCAATGGAAGAGACCATGCCGCTTACTTACAGGCTTATCGCTCTGGCCGTAGTGCTCGGGCTGGTGGGCGCACTCGGCTACGACTACAACCGCCTACGGGGCCAGCTCAAAACTGCCCAGGAAGCCGCCAAATCGGCCCGCCAGAGCGAGCAAAAAGTCCGCACTGTCATTGTGTACCGCGAGAAATTGCGGGCCGCCACGGCTGCGGAAACGACCGAGAAAGCTGCCTCCGCTGCGGCCACCCTGGAGAAATACCAGGACTGGGCCAACACGCCCGTACCGAAGGAGGTGCAAGATGCCCTGGCTCCGTAGCCTACCCTTCCTGTGCCTCCTGGCCCTGACCGCATGTGCGTCTCAGGTCAAGGCACCACCTCCGTACCTTGAGGACACACCCTCCCCCCCTGTGGACTATACCACAAACGGGGGCCTTGTCAAGGGGATTCTTGCCTACCGGGCAGCCCTCAAGTCCGCCAACGACGATAAGGCCGCCCTTCGGGAGTGGTTCAAGGACAAGTAATATGGACCTACCCCTGGTAGCTCTCGATCCCAACGGGAAGACTGTCTCCGTGCTGGTGGATGCCACCACAGGGAGAGTAGTGGTTGACACGGCACCCAAGCCTGCCACCACCCTCCCAGCGACCAAGCGAAACATCCGAGTGGATGCAAGCGGTAACCTCTTGACCACCTAATATGTCAGCTCTCAATCCTTCCAATAAGCAGCAGTCGCTCCGGGTAGATGCCTCGGGACGACTGCTTACCTCTCCTTCTGGGGGTGGTGGCGGTGCCTCGTCCTACACCTGGGCAGGTAAGCCTACCGCCGCCTCAGCCGGTGCAGGTACCGTCATTGTCGTCACAGACATTGGTCCCAGCCGTACCCAGTGGGTCAGCGACGGCACCAACTGGCGACCCCTGAACGGCCGGGTGACCCTGTTCCAACAAACGGGTACCGCCACAGCTCCGGTGTCTTCGATCAGCACCACCAGTGGCACCGCTACCCAGTTCACCGGACTCCCCTCCCTGGCTATCCCCGGTGGGATGCTGTACGCTGGGGCCAAGGTCGTCATTACGGCAGCTGTCCGCAGGTCTGCTGTCGGCGGTTCTCCGGTCTCGGGCAACGTACTGGCTTTCCTGAACGGTGCTGACGGTGTCGTCGGCGGTTCGCAGGTTGGTCTCGTTCAGGGCGGCAGTGTGGTCGGCGTCGTGGGTTTCCTCATGACCGAGGCCTACATTGGCACCAACGCCTACATGCCGACGTACAACGCACCTCCTGCCGGCAATCCGCAGGCGGGCACTGGTGATCGTGCCCTCACCCTGGCTAACCCCAGCTACGTGTACTTCTTCGGTTCCAGCGGATACGAGACTGGCGGTACCGTCCAGCTCATCGGCTACACTGTGGAGCTGGTCGGGTAATGGCAGATACCTTTTACGTTGATCCGCAGGGCAAGCTGGTCCGGGTAGCCTCTACAGGCATTCGGTCTGCCGCAAAGGCCGACGTTAAGTCCCTGGACTCCCTCACCGGCGAGGAAATCTCCCTGTGCTGGTCTGGGACGTTCGGTGCGGACGTGCAGAAGGCTGTCCGGGAGGCCTGCTTCTCCCGATCCGGCTTCGGGTCTGTCCTGGACAACTCGGTTGCCTTCGCCTGGATCGGTCAATCCCTCGAAGGTGGGGCTACTACAGCCTTGAACTCTCAAGGTGTGGCCCGGAGGGCGTTCATCCACGCCCCCGCACAGGGCTACTTCGAGCCAGACCCCCTTGCTAAGGGGTACAGCGGGTCTTACCTCACCCCTGTGCTGCAAAAGCTCGCCGTCAACGACGGTATCCGGGTGATGGGGTACAACTGCGCCATCGGTGGTACCTCTTTGGTCCGAGATTGGGTGGGTATCCTCAATGTGGGTACCGGCTCCGGGGGCTGGAGGGCATCCACAGCCTATCGTGGGGCCCGTACCTCACTCGGTAACGGTGATCCTGGTACCAAGGGCGACCTCATCTACGAGGGTGGGCGCATTTGGGAGTGTACTACCGGCAATATCCACCTTGCTTTCCTCGATAGCGTGACTCCGGTCACTGTCGGTGGCATCGCTTGGAGGTCTCAGCTCACGTACATCGCCAAGGATACCAGTCGGACCAGTGCGGCCAGCAAGCCCACCTTCGATTCCAACGCGATTGTGGGTGCTACTACGACCGACTCTGGCGCTGGTGGTGGTCTCGTGTGGACCTGCCGTGTCATCATTGGTACTGCTGCTGACGTTGCGGGTATCCGTGTGCTCCGTTCTGCGGACTACGGGTTCGATCCGTACTACGCCCTGGAGCGTGCAGCCAACGCCCTGATGTCCTCTCCGCTGTCCAATCGCTTCCTGGGTGTGTCCAACGCTACCGGGGACGTACAGCTCCGTGGGTGGGACACCAATGTGATGGTGGGTGCCGACATCAAGGTGGCCTGGGCCCGTGCCCACCAGTTCATCTGCAACTACATGATCGACCCGAGCAGGGGTATCAGGACCATCCATTGGTTGAGCCTGTTCAACCCTGCCAACAATCAGACCCAGTTCGACTTTCTCGAACAGGCTCTGTACGGTAACGGTCTGTCTGGAGCTATGAACGTGCAGGGTGGGCAGTTGTACGCCTACCTTACCACAGGTAGCAGCTACCCGTACGGTGTGCCTGGGAGCACGACTGGCAACTACTACATCATCCCGAGTCTGTATAGGACCCTGGGACTGGATGTCAGCAAGTACCTTGCGTCGTTCAACCTACCCCATCCGAGCATCCACGGTAACCTGCC